AGGGTGGTCGGAGGGCGAGGATGGCTACCCGTCGGCCGGCAAGATTGCGTGGCTGTTGTGGGGCGGTGACGCCGGCCGTTCGTGGGCCGAGGGTGTCTACAAGCGAGAAACCGAGGACGCCAACGCATGAGCAATCGCATCGAACTATCCGCGGCCCTCAACGTGCAAGCGGCCGACGAGGACGCTGTGCCGACGTTTGAGTTGGTGGCCTACACCGGGGCGTCGATCCGCCAGGGCTGGTCGAGAAACCCGCTGGTGGTGGATCTCGCACACATGGACGCTTCGCGTCCGATCCCGATTCTGTACGCCCACGGCAAGGAGATGCCTCTCCTCGACTCGGTGATCGGCAAGAGCCTGGAAGCCACGAACGACGGCAACCAGCTCATGCTCCGCGGGGAACTGATCCGCGGGACGCCAGCGGCCGACAAGCTCATCGCTCTTGCGAAGGCCGGGGTGCCGCTGCAAGCGAGCATCGGAGCCGACGTTGGCTCAATCGAAAACATTGCCGCGGGAGCGGTCGTGACCGTCAACGGTCGCGAGTTCCCCGGCCCCATCAGCGTTGCTCGTGGAGCGGTCCTCCGTGAAACGAGCGTGGTCCTGTTCGGTGCGGACAGTGCAACGTCCGCGGCTATCGCCGCCGAGGCGAATGAGGTTTCCACTATGAGCGAGCAGCTCAACGAGAAGCCCGTCGAGGCCGCCGTGCCAACGACGGAAGCCACGGCGATTGTCGCCGCGGACCAGAAGGTGATTGCCGGCAACGACGGTGCCAACACCGTTGACGCCGAGGCCGTCGCCAACATCGTGCTGGAACGGCTCCGTGCCGACCGGCTCGCCGAGGTGCGTGCCGAGCGGCCCAAGGCTCCGGCTGCCCACGTCGTGGACGCTTCGGCGGCCCACGACCCGCGGGTGATCGAAGCGGCGCTCTGCCTCAACGGCGGACTCGGCAACGTCGAGAAGGTCTTCGACCAGAAGACCCTCGAGGCGGCTGACCGTCGGCGTGGCAGCACGTCGCTGCAGGAGGTGCTCGTCGAGGCCGCCCGTGCCAACGGGTATCACGGCCCCGCCCGCATCTCGGCCGGCAACATCCGCGAGGTTCTTGCGAGTGGTTTCGCCACTCACTCGATCTCCAACGTGCTCGCCGCGACCTACGGCAAGTTTCTTCTCCAGGGCTACACCGCTGTCGAATCAGCGTGGGACCAGATCGCGTCGATCCGTTCGGTCAGTGACTACAAGACGGTCACTGGCGTGCGGCTCAACGGCGGTTTCGATTTTGAAGATGTTGGACCTTCCGGCGAACTGAAGTCGGCCGACGCTTCGGACGAGACGCGGACGATCCGGGCCAAGCTGACCGGCCGTATGTCGTCCATCACGATGGTCGACATCGTGAACGACGATTTGGGTGCTCTGACCCAAGTGCCTGCCAGGTTGGGGAGAGGGGCCGCGGTGAAGCTCAACAAGGATTTCTGGACGGAGTTTCAGTCCAGCAACTCGTCGTTCTATCGGGCCGAGACCGCGGCTGCCGGCAACGCCCTGCAGATTTCGTCCCTGCGGACGGCGGTGGCTTCCTACCGGAAGCTCACCGACCCGGACGGCAACCCGCTCGGCATCACGCCGCAGCTCTTGCTCGTCCCGCCGGAGCTGGAGATGACGGCCGAGGAGCTGATGGGCTCGTCGGTGCTCATCACCGGAGAGAACGCGACTCGCGGAAATGTGAACGTGTTCGCTGGTCGGTTCCGCGTGGTCTCCAGTGCGTACCTCACCAGCGGTACGACCTGGTGGCTCATGGCGAACCCGGCCGAACTGCCGGCGATGGAAGTCGCCTTCCTCAACGGCCAGCGGCTGCCGACGGTGCAGCAGGCCGAGGCGGACTTCAACATGCTCGGCATCCAGGTTCGCGGTCACTTCAGCTACGGCGTTGCCAAGGCCGAAGCCCGCGGTGCCTACCGGATGGCGACTGCCTGATAAGTGACGTGAAAATCGTTCCCGGCCGGCGGGCCAAAAACCCGCCGGCCGGGGTAACAAACAACAACCACCCTGTTTTGAAAGGTTTCTCCAAATGGCTTCTTATCGTAGTGATGGCGACAAGCTCGATTACACGCCGGCTTCCGCCGTGGCAGCGGGCGACATCGTTGTCCTGGGCTCCCTCGTGACACTCGCCGACCGGGCGATTGCCGCGAACGAACTCGGTGCGGTGCTGACCAACGGCATCGTGACCGGCCCGTGCGGCACTGGCGCGACCGGTGCTCAAGGCGACGCGATCAAGTGGTATTCGGTCTCTGGCGTGTTTCACGCCACGACCGGCACCAACTGCGGTTACCTCGCCCGTGCCCGTGCTGCTGCCGACACGACCGTGTCGGTGCTCCTCTGGCCGGGTTCGTGATCGACCCCACGCAAGGGGGCGGGTGCGGCCAGCTACCGGCCGTGCCCGCCCCTCTGGCACCTGGTGACTCATGCGTGACGTGATCGCCATCGGCTTGTGGCACCACTGTGAACATGATGCAAGACCTCATAGCAAAGGGCGTGACGTGGTTTGAGGAGCAGCGGAAGCTCCACATGGCCGTGAACGTCGAGTACCGTGCCCTTGGGTCGCTCATTCCATCCGTGGTGCCGGCGACCATCGGCGGGTCGCGGTTTGAGGCTGCCGATGCCGCCGGACAGATCATCCGGTACGAGACCCGCGACTATTTCATCGGCGTATCGGATTGGCCGGACGCCCCGGTGCGTGGTGACCGCATCACCGAGACCGACGCCAGCGGCGTCAAGCGGGTGTACGAAGTCGCGTTGCCGGCTGGTGCCGGCAACCCGTGGCAGTGGGGCGATCGGTCCCAGCGGGTGCGAAGGATTCACACGACCTTTGTGGGAGTGACGGCATGAGCCCTCGAGGATCGTGGCCCCGCGGTGGTGTGCGGACGCGGCTGCCGATTACTTTCTGGAAGAGTGGTGCGGAGTTCACGCCGGCTGAAATCCCCGGCCTCGCCCTCTGGCTTGACGCGAGCGATGCGTCCACGCTGTTCCAAGACGCTGCGGCAACGACGCCCGCCACCGCGACGAGCGACCCGGTGGGCGCATGGCTGGACAAGAGCGGCAACGCGAGGCACGCCACGCAGGCTACGGCGGGGAGTCGGCCGACTCGTAGCGTTGCTATTAACACGCGGTCTGCGGTTTTGCTGGCTAACGGTGCTGTGCAGAGACTGACTGCCAATGGCGTCTACATGGACGCACTAGGGGATAACACAAACAAGAGAATCACAATCCTTGCCACCCTGCAATCGTCAGGCCAATCGCAGCAGAAGTCAATCGGAGAGGTTGACCAAGGTTCTGGATTCGGCTGCTACCACAACATCAGCAACATCGCGTACTTCGACGCTGGTGCTGGCGTTCCCGCATCTAGGGCGCAGGGCGCACTTGCTTCGTCGGTGATTACTGGAGGGGCGGTATTCATCGGCCGTCGCGACGGCGGTGCTGTAGATCAGTGGTACAACGGCGCTTTGATTGCCGGGAGCCTAACGTCAGCGACGGGTTCGCTAAGAACGGCTGGAGACAATCCATTCTCGGTCAAGGCCGTGAACTCTGGGAGCCTCGCATACGGTGAAGTGCTGGTCTACAACCGCGCTCTCACCAGCGCAGAACGTCAGCGTGCGGAACGCTACTTGGCGAGCCGCTGGGGCATCACCCTCGCCCCGCAAGTCAGCAACGCCGACGCGCAAGATTGGATCAACAGGGTCTATGCCAACGGCGGCCAAGTGAGTGCCAGCACGGCGGCGGCGGTGAACCAGTTTTGCCTAGACATCGAAAATGCGCCGGGCGGTTCGATTCGGGATCGGTTCTACCGTCTCAATCTTTTCTGCGGCTCAAATCTCAACGCCGCACTGGTGCCGCTCTATCGCGGGCCGTCGCTGGGCGGGACGCAGTATGGCGGGGCCACCGATACCAACGTGGGCGGGCTGTTCGTCAGTGGAGACTACAACGAGACGGGGGCGAGCGGTGGGCTAAAGGGAAATGGAACTACGAAGCACCTGGACACCGGCTTTCAGCAGTCAACTGTGTCACTCAGCAATCTGCATTTGTCGGCCAGTTTCTTGCAAATGGATACGTCAGGGACTGCGGAGCGAACTCTGATTGGTCACTACAACGCCGCGCAGGCTGATTTCGCGGTGCTTCGATCTGCCATCACAAGCGGCAACATGGAGTTCTTCGCTGGATCGTTTAGCGGCGCCTCTTCGACATCGTATTTATCAAGTGCGTCTCACCTGATGGGCGTGAGGTCGTCGCAAACGTCGGCGGTTATGTATAGCGCCGGTGTGTCAGTTGGAACCAGCGCCACCAATGTCGGCAGTCCCTCCACTTCGGCGCTCTCCTATTTTGTTTTTGCTCGCAACAACGGCGGCACGGCAGACACAAGAACGTCAGTTAGGATTCGCATGTACTCCATCGGGCAAGCCATTGACGCCGCTGGTGCGTCTGCTTTCGCCAATGCTGTCGCCGCCTTCAACACCGCGATGGGCAGAACATGACACTCTCCGACCTCACGCTCCCAGTGCCATACGACGAGTGCAAAGACCTTGCCCTCGTCTACGACTACGCTACCGCAGCCCAGTGGTACACCATCCAGCAGGAACACGGCGACCCCCGCCACGTTGCTGGCGGGCAGAAACTGACCGATGGCCGCTGGATGATGGGCGGGCATCTGCTCTCGGAGTTGCATGAGGGGGGCATCTTGGCGTGGGCCTTGCCGCACCTGACTCCGGAGTTCATGGCGAAGGTGGAAGTCATCCCGCTGGCCGACGCCGTCGCCCTGCTGCCAGAGTCCCCTAGCCCTGTGAGCTAGTGGACTTCCACCGCGAAAATCCGGGGTTTACGCCCACGCCGATCCCGCTAGGCTAACCGGTGAACAGGTGAACACCGGCATGATCGAACACCTACACAGACTCGCGGCCCACGCTTACTACTGCGGCGAGCACGACGCTGGACGCCGAGCGTGCGAACGGCTCATGCGGCTTCCGCTCTCCGCGGAGAAAGAGGAGAAGGTCCGGGCCAACCGGACGTGGTATA